AGCAAGTAACATAAGACAAATACAAATGGTCGTGCACGCAATGGAGGAAGCACTCAAGGAGGATGAAGGAAATGAATAAAAGATATCAGGAATTAGGACGCGTTACTCGACTCGAAAGTGACGATCCCGCCAACCAAGATCTGGATTCATTCGCAAGAAAAAGGATTGAAGTATTGAAAGAGCGGATTGAATCTGGTGAATCTAATGCAAAATTGCAGGAAAGGCTGTCCATTTATGAAGAGCTGCTGGAGGATGAGGGGAATTGACAAAGGAAAGAACCGCCGAGGAAAAAGAGTGGATGGAGTTAATCAAACAAGCTAAAGAATTAGGGTTCACGATCGAACAAATCAGGGAGTTTTTTGAGAAGGGGTCAAGGACATGAAGAAAATTAAGTGGTGGATCCAATGCAGGTTCTTTAACAAGCATAGGGTGGATTTTTATACAGGAAAGTGTCTGGCATGCGGGAAAAGAAAGTAAAAAAGCCAAGAGCAAGGCTCCTGACTTTAAACACCAAAATCATTATAACATATTAAGGGGGCTTGCATATATGGAGATAAAGAAAACGGAAATAGAAGTAGACTCAGACACCCTAACAGCAAGCATCGACGCGAGCCAAAAAGGGGAAATATATATCGTCCAAGAAGGGCAAGTTTTGATGTATCCATTGCCGAAATATGGTAAAATAGAGCTATCAAGTCAGAATTATAAAATAGGTAAGCCGAAGTACCAGATATCAGCGGATTAAAAACTAAATAAGCCTCGTTGGAAAAACCAAGGGCACTGAATGAGCGTCTTTATCGACGTTTGTTTGGTGCTTTTTTTTGTATCAAGAATCATATTAGGAGGGTTCAAATGGTGATAGCATTCCAAGTTGTTTTGTTAATCGTCATATTAGTTAGTTTGTTAGGCGTCATTGGCGAAAGAAAAGATTTTAGCTTGAGGATCCAACTGACAATCATTTGCATTATGACTATTCTGGCATTTTTAGTGAGCGTGATGTGGTTATGAGAAGTCATATAAGTCCAATGAAATGGAATGTCAGTAAGCGTAGGAAGGACAAAAGAACAGGTGCTGTTAGTCCGGTTGAGCCAAGCGAATATTATAAATCACTGATTAAAGGGGCTGCATTTAATGAATGTAAAGCAAATAGAGAATCTGATTTATCAATACCATTGGAGAAAGAAGGAGCTGGACAGAATTAGTGGCATATTGTGGGGTTACAGGATTCCCAACTATTCTAACGGTGTGTCACAATACGGAATTGAAGCAACACTTCCTAAACCCAACACAAACCTTAAGAGTTTTGCCGAAATGGATGCTATGGATGCCAGGGAGAAAAGACAGTATGAAAGATATATTGAATACTTGGACAAGGTCGAACAAATAGAGTCGATGATGGATATTTTAGCAGATGAACAGCATCAGATCATCCTTGATTGCATGATGGAAGGCATGAGTTACCGTTCTATCGCTGCTCATTTGGGTATTGGTAGAAGTAAAATAACAGAAATGAAGAATGAAATGTTAAGCCAGATATGCCAAAACGGACAGAAAAGCCACATCGGACAATCAGGACACTTCAAGCAGCATTTGTAGGATTAATTTTCCATAGGATACAATGGAAGGAGGGTCGGTGAGGTAAATACTTACTTGGCCCGAGTGTTATTTGTCTATCAAATATCTAAGGCGTTAGGCATGGAAAACCTAGCGCCAATCCAAGGATGTGAAATCATGGATAACGTTACCTGGCAAGTGATTGCAGATATCGATAACAACATGACAGTAGCCTTCTTTCTAAACGATGAATTATTCACAATCATGGCTGGAGAAGCCAATACAATAACAAATAAATTAAAACGGTTGAGCGCTGCTAATTAGTGGCGCTTTTTATTATGCCAAAATACATAGCGGAGGTGGATGGTGAATGTAAATGTCGAAATGGGAGGATATCAGACAGGACTGGGAAACATCAAAAATAACGTTAAAGGCATTGGCTGAAAAGCATGACGTTAAACTGGGGACATTGAAGAGCAGAAAGAGTCGTGAGGCATGGTCAAGGGATCCAGTGAAAAAGGATGCAACCAATACAGGGGATGCAACTAATAAAACGAATAAGGTTGCAACCCCCAAGAAGCGAAAGAAACAAAAGAACCGAAGCGGGAACCCCAACCCGGTCAAGCAGTTCACGAAACGAAACAGCGCAGCAAAGACGCATGGCTTCTTCTCGAAGTACATTCCACAAGAAACACTTGAGATCATGGGTAGCTTGAACGAGCGTTCCCCTGCAGATTTAATATGGGATCAAATAGAAATACAGTACGCAGCCATTATTCGTGCACAGCGGATTATGTTCGTTGAGGACCAGGACGATATGGCAAAGGAGCTTAAGAAAGAGAAAAGCTCCATGGATTCGAGTGAGGAAGAATACGAAATACAGTTTGCTTGGGATCGTCATGCTACCTTCATGAATGCGCAATCCAGAGCAATGTCAGAACTCCGTTCACTGATAAAGCAGTTTAATGATATGGCTCATGAAGATGATGAGCGCAGATTAAAGCTGGAACATATGCAGCTAGGAGTAGAAAAGACCAAGGCGGAGATCGAGAAGATAACTGGTAACAACGATGACGGACCGATCGAAATTATGATCAAACGAAAAGGTGATGGATAATGGCTGCTATTGAAAAAGAAGTCAATCCACACTTTGAAAATTTCCTGTTTGATTGGAATCAAAAGTTTCAATTCCTTGTAGGCGGTTATGGTTCAGGCAAGAGTTATCACGTCGCATTAAAATTAATATTGAAATTGATAGAGGAAAGAAGAACAGCATTAGTTGTCCGGGAAGTTTATGACACACACAGAGATTCAACCTTTTCATTATTGGAAGAGATTATTGAGGATCTGGGCCTGGCGGACAAAATCAGATGCGTTACTTCTCCTATGCAAATAAGGTTCCCTAATGGCAGTAAGATCATATTTAAGGGGATGGACAAGCCAGCTAAACTGAAGTCCATTAACAACGTGTCGTTGATCTGGCTGGAAGAGTGTTCCGAGATCAAGTACGAAGGATTCAAGGAGCTCCTGGGGCGACTAAGGCACCCGACCTTAAAGCTACACATGATACTGTCTACCAATCCAGTAGGTGAAGGGAATTGGACATACAAGCACTTCTTTAGAGACAAGATCAGCAAGCGGTTAGTCTTGGATGATCAAGTTCTTTACAAGAAGCGGACCATTGTAGTTGGCGATACTTATTATAATCATTCAACAGCAGAAGATAACCTGTTTCTCCCGCAAAGCTACATCGAACAACTGGAGGAAATGAAAGAATATGATCCAGACCTTTACCGGATAGCCCGGAAAGGTCGTTTTGGCGTTAATGGAATAAGGGTACTACCGCAATTCCAGGTGCAACCCCATAAAGAAGTAATGGAGGCTGTCGAAAGTATTAGAAAGCCATTGCTTCGAGTTGGTATGGACTTTGGCTTTGTCGAGTCTTACAACGCTGTTTTAAGAATGGCGGTCGATACCGAAAAGCATTACTTATATATCTATTGGGAGTATTACAAGAACGGCATGACTGATAACGAGGCTGCAGAGGACTTGAAGGAGTTCCGAGAAAGTGGTGAGAGGATTATCGCTGATTCTGCTGAACCAAAAACCATCGTTTATTATCGGAAACTAGGATTCAACATGCGAGGAGCGAAGAAGTACCAAGGATCCCGCTTACAGAACACGAAAAAGATGAAGCGGTTTAAAAAAATCATTTGTTCTGATGCTTGCACCAACACAATTAATGAGTTGGAAGACCTGGTATATGCAAGAGACAAGAATGGAGACATAATTGAGGATGATTTTGAAATCGATCCGCATACATTTTCTGCTGCTTGGTATGGTCTTGACGGATATGAAGTGACTGACTTGAAAGAGGAAGCACAAGGAAGAGCCAAAACAACTAGACCAAAAGGAAGGAGGCGCTGATTTGGCTGAGCAAAAAGTGAAAGCAAGAGTAATAAAGGCTGAATCAAAAGAAACGAAACAGATATATCAGGATGATTTTAGGGACTCTTACGGCAATGACATCATCGAGCCTCCTTATAATCTTAATGAGTTAAAGTTGATCGGGGAATACTCATCGATCTTGCAACAGTGCGTTGACGCTTATAAGACAAACATCATTGAGTTTGGCATTGAAGCGGAACACAAGCTGGATATCAATGCAGATGATCTGGAAGAGCCAAAAAAGAAGCAGGCCGAGGAAGAGTACACCAGGCTTGATGAATTCATTCGATATCTAACCCTTGATGAGGCTCCGGAAACAATTCTGGGCTATGTGATCGAGGATAGAGAAAAAACAGGCAACGCTTACGTCGAAGTGTTGAGGGACGGCACTGGACTGCCGGCTGGGATTGAATATGTAGATACTCAATACATGAGAGTTTGTAAAAAGACAACGCCAGTAGATGTCGATTATACAATCCTTGAAAATGGCCAAGAAAAGAAAGTGACGCGCAAGAAAAGATTCCGCAAATATGTACAGATGATCGATGGGAAGAAAGTGTTCTTTAAGGAATACGGAGATCCGCGAATCATGGACATGACTACAGGGAAGTTTGACGAAGCTACGCCCGACGGTTCAAGAGCGAACGAAATCTTTCACTTCAAAATTGGTAGCGGAACATACGGAAAGCCCAGGTGGATCGGCAACATAGTTAGTCTGTATGGTGCTAGAAAAGCCGAGGAATTGAACCTCATGTACTTCAGAAATGGAAGGCACATCCCTGCAGCTATTACGGTATCTAATGGTAAGTTGGACGACAACTCTTACGAAACCCTTCAGGAATACATGAACGACCTGGAAGGGACTGAGAACGCTCATAAGTTTCTGTTGCTAGAAGCGCTGGGAGCGTCCCAAGAGGACGGAATGGGCGATGAAAAAGTTACTCCGGCAAAGGTAGAGATCAAATCCTTAGCGGAAATCCTGCAGCAGGACGCTTTGTTCTTGGAGTACGATGAAAAAACAAGGCAGAAGATACGCTCTTCATTCCGTTTGCCCCCACTATACACTGGGGAAGCCCAGGAGTTTAACAGAGCATCAGCTGACACAGCTCGAAAGGTAACTGAAGAGCAGGTATTCCAACCAGAACGGAAGGGTTTGGCCAGAGTTCTAAACATGTTATTCCTTGAACCACTAGGATTCAATTATGTCAAATTGGTAGTAAAGGGTGCAGACTTCCAGGATCCGATCGAGATAGCGAGAGCACTATATCCATTGATAACGGCCGGAGCAGTAGCGCCTAACGACTTAAGAACATTAGCTGGACAAGTATTAGGCCAAAAACTGGATGTGTTTGGGGACGAGTACAATATACCGTTTCAAATGTTGTTAAGAAGCCAGGAGCAAGCGAATGATCCAAATGATCCGTTTGCCGGTGTTTTTGATTTAGAGAAATCGCATGGCAAGCAGAAGGATCTCCTCAATTTGCTGAAGGATATGAGGGACGTATTGGAAGGCTTACAGTCATGAGTAAAATAGAGAAGTTGATCAAGAGCATTAACTCGTTTATTACGAAAGCGGACGACGATGTTACGGATGGTGTTCCGGACTTCCCGGCGTTGGATAAGATACCAGAATTAGTAGAGGACTTTGAAACAGCCATCGCATCATTGCTCAGGAGACAGCGCAAATGGCTTATCGATGAATTCAATGCCTTTGTATCCAAGGATGACAAAGTCGTTATAGAAGCCTTCCTTGCTTATTTAAAGAATGATCTGTTTGCAGCAGATGATTTTGCGGAGGAATTCGGGGATGAAGCAGCTAGTTTCCTTCAATCGACTGTAGAGGAACTGGCCAAGGCTATGATGGATTCACTTGATCCGGATATTCCATTTGAATTAATGTCTAAGCGGACCACTGATTGGATTAAAGCCTGGTCAACAGACCTTGCAGACATCATGCAATTGCACACGCATGAAGCGCTAGAAGGCGAATTGTTGCAAGCAATCGAGATGGGCGAGTCTATAGCTGATGTTGAATTACGTATGAAAGACATGCCACAGTTCGACAGGAAAAGAGCGAGGGCGACCGCTAGAACCGAAATACTGACTGCATCAAGCCAAGCACACTACGAATCATTCTCACAAAGTCCGGCTGTTGTCGGTAAGAAGTGGAAGCACAGTGGATCTAAAAAGATCAATCCAAGGGAAACACATATGGCTATGGACGGTGTGGTTGTTGGTGTAGATGAATATTTCCTTGTTGATGGAGAAGAAGGTTTATATCCAAGGGATGTTAGCTTCTCAGCTAAGAACAGGGTTAATTGTGGATGTGTAATGGGCCCGGATGTTGATGAAAGTATAACTGGCTTATCCAAAGAGGAAAAAGAGCAATTAAGGCAAGAGGCGCTTGACGAAATGAATAGTTAGGAGGTGTTTGCTGTGGAATATACAAGATCAGTCGGAGATTGCTATGAATCGTTCGAAGGAACTCCGCAAGAGATAGCAGAACTTATCGTTGTGTTGGACTCCGAGGAAAGAGAAGTAAAGGTGAAGGCGCCGAAAATCAGTTTACCAAACTTGAGCAAATCGGGTTTAAAACCGAACAAGTTTGCGAAAGGCGGAGTACTGAAAGGAGGTGAAAAGTAATGGCGAGAGAGTTAGTTAATGCTAACATCACTCACGTTTCATATGTGGACAAGGGAGCCAACAAGAAGCAGTTCTTCTTTACAAAATCAGACAAGCAACCGGACTTCGAAAAAGAAGTAAAGGTGTTTATCGATAAAACAGATGAAGAACAACAGCTTGTATATGGCATTGTTTATGAGCCCGGAAGCGCCGATGACCCTAGCACGCATGATAGTCATGGAGACTATATGACAGCCCCTGAGATCGAAAAGGCTGCCCATGCATTTGTGAAAGACGCACGAAACATCGATAAGCAACATGATTTTAATTCGGGTGTTGGTGAAGTGGTCGAATCATACATTGCCCCTGCTGAATTTGAATTAGGGGAGCACACTATTGCAAAAGGGTCCTGGGTGCTTGTGACAAAAGCTACCGATGAAATATGGGAAGATGTCAAAAAAGGGGAAATCACTGGTTATTCTATGGCTGGATCAGCTGAGATAATCGAAAAACAAAATACGAACAAGGAAAACCCTGTTGCTAAGTCTCATGAGAATGATGTTGAAGTGAAAGGCTTTTTTGATTTGATGAAAAGCTTCTTTACTAAAGGAGAAGTTCGCGACAATTACGAGAGCAACCAA